ATACAGCAAGGATCAACACCTGTGTGTTCTGCCATATATGATGTTAGTACTGTACTTGTAGTAGGGTAATCTAAGTCTATATCAAACACAGTTACTTGAAGATTTTCTAAGGTAGGAAAATCCACTAGTTTAGCTTGTATAGGTGTAGTTTTTCCTTTGTTAAAAGAAGCTACCTGATATTTTTGAAGTGCTGCTTTAGCAGCGTCCTCGAAGTGTTCAGGTAATTCACCCGCCACTTTAATTTTAAAAGAGTATTTTTTCTCTTCTATATTTTCTGTTAAGTATTCTTTAAATGATTTCATAGTGAATCCCGATATTATATTTATTTCATATTCTTAAGTTTTTCGATTAGGCTGTTACGATCTGATATAATAACTCCAGATCCTGTGACATCCATATCGGTGTCTGTTTTAGTATCTTGGTCAAGTTTCTGTTTTTTAAGCTGAAGTTCTACCATTTTGAGCTTCTTATCAATTTTTGCTGCTTTAGCGTCAATAGCATTTTTAAGCATTGTGCCTGCTACTTCAAAAACTCTGCCCGAGTACCTTGCTTCTACGTTCATACCTAGGTCCATCAAATCATCAAAGGCATCTGTAGCTCTTTGTGCTAATGCGTCAAATTCTTCATCGCTAGCATCGCCCAAACCTTTAACTTGTGGTAACGCTTGCGCTATTTTATCGAACTCGCTAATGTCTCTAAGTAAAGGTGCCGCTGCTTCAACAGCCTTTTCCTGCTCTTCTTTTTTAATGATCTTTTTGCTTTCGGGTAAATTTAAAATTTCTTCTAATTTTTTCATACTTTTACTTATCCTAACCTACCATTAACAAATAAATCATTCTCAGTTAGGACTCTGAATTTAATACCTTGTCTACTACACCAATTCTGCGCTGCTCTCCATTTTACTTGATTTTTAGCCCACTGTAGCTGATTATTTCTATTTTTACCTGCTCGTTCAATCAGTGTTTGGCTCTGAGGCTTTACTTCAATAAGGTCTACATTCATAATACCGTTTTTGTCGGCATACTGTATAAAAAAATCTGGAACATACACAGTGTTACGTCCAGTGAAAGGATCTTTGTAGGGAATTTTTATTGCTTCGCTGGCCCATTTCAAGATCCTGGGATCTTGATCACAGAAGTTCATAAATTTCCACTCCCAACTACTTCTGTATGTGGGTTGATGATTTCCTACATACTTGTCTGGATTTTTAATTGCGAACTTGCCTGTAGCAAATTTACTCATTGTGCAATATTACGACTTTCAAAAGTTTCGTCAACTACTTGAGTTTTATACCCTAGTGCTGATGTCTTTTCTCTATATAAGTTCATTATCTGGGTTACAACTTCTCCTAGTTGTGTTTCGTCTAATTTTTTTAAACTATCTACAACTACGAACGGATTAATATTGTCTATTCTACACTGAGTAAGTATAATGATAGCAGTGCTTTTAGCTGCTTGATCTTGGAATCCTCTTTTTAAAAAGAATCCAACTACAGCATCTATCTGTGCTGCGGGGAATGTTATTTCATGTGCGAAAAATTTATCAAAGAAATTTCTTACTTCTTCTGCGCTGTCTGTGGATTCAGAAGGAGGCAGATTGCCATTTACATTCATATTATCTTCCTGTTAAGTTACGACCTGATGCTGGAGTAGACCCGCCAAGAGGATCTGATATAGGGAAACTGGTACCTTTAACACCACTAACGCCTTGATTAGCTACTCTTCCTAGCGCACCAGTAGCGATGCCAGTGATTTCAGCTGTTACACCTCTGTTACTTAATTTACCTGCGTTGTTATAGGTATTCGTAGCTAGAACAGCAGTGCTTAAAATATTACCTAAGGTTAACTCTTGAGGATTGGTCAACATTCTTGACACATTCCCAAACACAGCATCAGCACCGGCTAGAACACCTGCTTGACCAAACAGTGATCTCGTGCCGCCACCGGCTAGTGTAAGTGGACTTGGTACTGTATCATAATGTTCAAATCCAAATCCTGGAGGATCGTTTTGTCTTACTTGTCCGTTTTCATAATAAACTGATTCATAGGCAAGACTCATGCTCTGTTCGCTAGGACCAGTGCCACTGTAGTCTAGACTGTCATGATTCCAACTAGTGATAATCGGATTTACTAACGTATAACTATTCCAGAATTTTCTAGCCATTTGATAAATGGTTACCTTATTGAAGAAAGGGTACGCACTATTATTATCAAGACCAAATGGTGTTCTAATTTGACTGGAATTCAGCATAGCTGTTCTATTATAAGCTCCAGGGAATTTAGCACTTATACTGTCAGCGTAATAGTAAGCATAGTAGTTTTCCCACAGGGTTCTTACTACTCCTAAGTTATCATCATGAAACTTAATAGAAACAGGCTGATAATCTAATTTTGTTTGTACGACTTTTTTTCTATTATACTGATTTACTGTTTCAGTAGTAATACTAAATTTAGGTAACTCTGCTGATTTTACCAGCATGTTAATTTCGTTCTTGTGTCTTTCCGATAAGTTTATAGTTTTTAAAGCATTATTATTAATACTAAAAACACAATGAAACTGAAATTTTTGTTTAGGAGCTAGTCTTAAATTATCGTCAGTGAATAATCGAGCAGCATGGCGGAAATCCCCCATGATTCCTTTAGGATTAGTTAACCCACTGACAAATTGACCAAAGTGTTTTGATGACATAAAAATATTTATCTTATCGAATAAACTGCGTAGTTTATAAAAACCTATAAAAAAAGCAGCGTTTCCGCTGCTTTTTTATTAAGCTAATGTACCTAAAGCTCGTCCTGCTACAGCAAAGATCGGACTTCCGTCTCCTGCTGGTACTAGGATACAGTTGTCAGCTTGAATACTTAAATCAATTGTTTGCGGTGCTGCTTCAGAATAACTTAATGTCTGATAGTTAGCACTTACAATAAAGCATCCATAACATTCCCAACGCTCTAAACGTCTTACAGCAGTTCCGTTACCGCCATCTAACATCTCAATACTCATTGTGAATTTGTAATCACTAGAACTAGCAGCAGAACTTTGCTCTAAGAAGTCAAATTGTTTCTGTAACTGTTCGCCAATACGTCTACTCACTTCGCCTGTTACGTCATCACGTAGTGTGACAGCAATAGGAGCCCATGTGTGCTTACCAGCATAGTTAATTTTACTGTTGTAAACTTCAATAGTCTGCGGAGCAAAACTAACGTTAGGTCTAGAAGCAGTTTGAACTTGCTTGGTTAATTCCGAGTTAGACCCAGTGGCGCCAAAACCTTCGAAAAATATTCTATAACGATATTTTAGTTTTGGCATCAACGTGCCTTGTGTTTCTCCGCCGGATAGCGGCACTGTAAATCTATTTAATGATGTAATTGCCATTTTATTTTTCCTTTATTAACCTAACGCTGCTATTTCACCAGTGTTCTTTAAGCGTAGTGGAATATAGATAAATTCAACTGCTTTAACTGGTTCAATTGCGATGTCAAGATATAACTCGTTACGATCAATTCTACTTGGAGTGTTGTTACTTTCGTCACAGACAACTACGAAATCATATAACGCTCTTTGACCTACTAACTCTAACAATAAACTATCTGCTGCTAATTTAATTTCATCGCGTGTGAGTTTATCATTAGGTTCAAAGATATATGGTTTAGCTAATTTGCTTAATTGACTACGTAGATATATCACTAAACGAGCTACATTGATACGATCTAAAGCACTAGCACCTTTAGCACGAGTCTTCTGTCCATAATTAACTAAACCTGTTCCTGTTAAGAAAGTAATTGGGTTAATTTTTTGTTCATATAATGTATCACGCTGTCCTACGTTTAGAGCAACTGATCTAAATTCGCCTTCTTGACTATCAACATAGCCTACCGCAGTAGCATTAGTAATTCCGCCTCTACGAATACCTGCTGGAGCGAACCAAGGATAAGCAACTTGGTCATTTAAAGCAATTGTACGTAAAATCATATGACTTGGAGGTACAACTACGTTGTTACCAAAGTTGTCGCTGGTAAAGCCCCATGGATAGAACATAGCGAGATATTCGTCAAAGCTTACTGCTCCTTGATCGTTATCTTCAAATGCTAGTCTTTGATTCGATCCCCATGCTAACAATGAAGTAGCATCAGGTGTTAATCTAGCTGGACTATCACCAACAACTAGTGCTGTTAGACCTCTGTCATAGTTCAACGATACCATTTCACCAATTAACTCTGGATATCCTGGGCAAGCAATTAAGTTAAAGATTCTACTTTCGTCATCTCTAATGTCTTGGTTAGCATTTACTGTGGCTTGTAATTCTTTTACTACAATAGCACGTTGAGCTTTGCGTCCAAAACTACCAGAACCATCGCCTTGGTTTGGACTTGAAGTTACCCAACGGTGTGGATAGTATGATTCCATTGCTTCGCCGGATCTAGGATTGTCAGCAGCAATGTTAACATAATTTCTAACAAAACGTTTTACATTGAAACCGCTACGACGTAAGTTCCATAACATCATACCTCTTGGGTATAATGCTGGATCTGGACAGTCTGGATCTACATAATCACTAGTTAATAAATCTAAAATAGTACCTGCTTCATCACTGTTAGCGCCTGCGGTGTTGTAGCGAGCATCAGCAAATAGTACGCCATCTTCTGTGCTTTGATCTGACTTGTCTAATAGTTCCCAACGTTTTGCTATAGGAGCAGTTAATTCGTTATTGAATCTATAGATTTGCGGGAAGTTTTCGATGTCGTCTGTGCTGATCCATAAATCGCCAGTTGCTAAGGCAGTACCGTCACTTTGTGTTTCTGGTGCTGTGGCTCCTACGATTGGGCCGTTTGGATCTGTTCCATTAGCATAATAAGGAGAAGTAGCTGAGCGATATCCTACCCAGTCGCTACCATCATGGATCATGATATCGATTTCATCAATAACACTGCTATACCATAAACGTCCGTCATCTGTTAAACTACCTGGAGCATCGCCATTAGAAACATAAACTAAAGGATGCCATAAGCTGGCTACAAAATTGTGTAGCACATCTCCAGCTGGAGCAGCAGATAAATTAGCTGTACCTGTACCAAATGTAGTATTACTAGGTTCGAAGTCATATGCTGCGAATCCCATGTCTACTAACGGAGTATTTGTTCCTTCTGTTAGTCTGAAATCACCGCCTCTTGTATGAGTAATTACTAAACGATTCTGACTATCAACACTGGCTACAATATTAGTAAATCCTGCTGCGTTAACTGCGGTAGCTACTCGTGTAGCATTCTCGTCAGCTGCGCCAGCACCTTGGAAACTTACAGTCTTATAACTGTATGTGCCATCTTCGTTATAATCGCCTAATACATTGGAGCCAACTAGACTCTCGGCAATTCTAAATGTATAACTTGTAGCATTTGTAAATGTATTGGCAACAATTCTATTACTAACAATAGAACACTCTCCGGCTGCTGCTCTACGTAAAATTTTAAAATTACCTAACATAGGAGTAGCGTCTGTGCCACTATCTTCTGTATAGTTTGCTTGTACATAAAGAGCACCTGTTGATAAGTTTGCTCCGCCGCCTGCTTTGTCTAAATTAAAAATAGCATCATGACCGTTTAGGTAAATTGGGGAATCTACTGCTACCCAAGCCTCTGTAGAGCTATTCCAACGCTTTACTCTCCAACGTGCGCCTAGGTTAGGCTCAGTGGTCTTAATCCATACTGATCCAGTTGGGCGAGGACCTGTTGTAGTGCTCTTCCATTGAGGTACATCAGTGTGCTTGCTGATATTCATTTTAGCACCGTAGTATGTTCCGGTCTTAATACCTAAAGCACTTGAAGCTACAGAAGCAGCTACTAGTGTTCCTTGTAGACCAGCAGCGATTGTAATAGCGTTAGATGTTGTACTATCTCCACCGCTAGAAGCCATACCATTGGTATAAATTTCTAATTTGTTATTATATGCTTGAGCATATACTGGGCCAGTACCTGCTCCAAACGCATTATTGATATCTGTAGCTAAACTTGCTACTGTAGCACCACTGGCTGTAACTAGTACACCATTGATGTAAAAATTATCGCCTGCTGTGAAAGCTGGGTTAGATACTGTACCTGCTACTACAGCAACAGATTTGTGCCAATCTTCACTGCCTACATTAACCCATGTACCTGCTGGAACGCCTGCGTTAGCATTTCCTTTGCTCTTGTACCATAATGTTCCTGGATGACTAGTTGTTAGCGCAGGAGTATCCGAATCTACATCTGTCATTACAATAGCATAGTCGCCGATAGCACCAGAACTACCTAAAGGACCTTGAGTTGAAAGATCTACTTTAGTTGAATCTGTAATAACTAGTGGAACTTTGTTGGCAAATTTTTGACCGCCAGTTGTGCTGATAGGAGCACCGTTCCATTCAAAAATACCAAATAATGTAGTGCTAGTGTCCATCCAATGTGTTCCGTTCGCTGGTAACGCGATTGGAGGATCAGCACTGGCATCTAATTGTGATAAATCGATATCAGCACGTACTACAAAAGCACGATTGCTGACGCCTAATAAGCTATAAGCAGCTTGTAATCCATATTCGTTTTGTTCGCCAGCATGGATAGGATTATTACCAGCATCAGTTTTGAAGACTGGGTCTCCAAATGTGTCTGCTAAATCTCTCTGACTAGTTAATAAGTAAACTTTTCCGGCATTAGCTTTAGTTGTACCTGGAGCGATTCCAGTGCCTGCCGCGTTAGATTTGTTCTCCGCTGAAGCAACAATAACTAATGGTGTTGTTCCAGGTTCAGCTGGAGTGTAAAAAGACTCGTCAATAACTTTGACTTCTACGCCTGGTGAACTTAATGCCATCTTGCATCTCCTAATTTGGTGTTCTACTATTATTTATTGGAAAAACGCAAAATTGGCTACTTATGCCTTGAAGAAAAGGGGACGAAAAGGTCCAGTATAAATATTTTTATGACTAGACCTTTATGTATTTGTAATTTAAGACCTGCTGCTGTTAACTATGTGAAGAATGGAAAGACTTATTATCGCAAAAAGTGTGAAATGTGTCTTAAACATGGAGGCACTGCTCACGGAGTACCTAAGTGGTACAAAGACGGATATAGACAAAAGTTAAATTGCGATAAGTGTGGATATAAGAGTAAGCACAAAGAACAATTTAACGTGTTTCACGTAGACGGTAATCTGAATAACAGTCGTACAAACAATCTTAAAACAGTGTGTGCTAACTGTCAGAGAGTCCTACATAAAGAGGGCGTTCTATGGCGCCAAGGCGATCTTCAACCTGACTTCTAAGTTGATTGTATAAATCGTCTATAGTTCCGTTATTATCTATTTCGGCATCGATGTGTTTATTGCCTACCCAGCTGAATTCGCTGGCGTGAACTTTATCTCTATCTAACTGCATTTTGCTCAAGGACCAGCGCATGTTTGTAGGACCTTGATTAAAATTTACTGCGTATTCGTACCAACTAGGATCTGGACCGCGCTTGATTCTAAATACTTTACCGCCAGCATCTTTAATAGATTTAATTTCATTAGTGAATCTAACGTCTGTGATAACCACATTGTCGGCGGTTTTTCGAAGTTTATTTTCTAGACTAGCTATCCATATATCGCTATGGAATCCATTGCGGCAAACTTCGGTGCCCCAGTATTGAAGTATATAACGAGGAGTAATAGGTTTTCCTAATCTCTCTGACCACCAAGCATCTTCTTGCTCGCGCCACTCTCTGCTTTCTTTTGTGCGTCCTTCTAAAAGAGTCCTGTCCCAACCAAACACATTGGCTACAGCATCTTTGAGTGTAGCAGCAAAACTGTCTCTTCTAAAACCGTGAAAATTAACAAGATAGTCCGCAGCAGTATCTTTGCCTGAACCAATGAATCCAACGAATCCTATAATCATAGTGTCTCCTAGCACTATAATTTATTACAATTTTATTATTATGTCAAGAGATTAGACGCCGTACTTGTTCGTTTTACGAGCAGGTACTGGGCTGACTTTATTAGTAGTATCTAATTCCATACTTTTCATATTACCTTTGTTTAGGTCTTTATAGTCTGCCCCTACTGCCTTAGCTGCTTTTTCGAACATCTGTTGTTCTACTTCTGTGTAAGGATGAATAGTTTTCTTTTTTCCGTGCCAGCTTTTTCCGTCGATATTAGGCACTGATTTCCCATCTGTGCTAGCCATAGCCTGGCCTAACTTAAAAGCAACATAATCGCTGTTTGCTTTTTCAGAATCTCCGTAGATGTTGAGTCCTTTAGTAGACTGCTTTTGTCTTTTAGTCGGTTTTGGTTGCTTAACTTCTGTGATAATATCGTAGATTTTCATATTAACCAATGATAAATGTATACCCTGTGCCACCAGCGACCAGTGTTTCAAGTTCTTTTTCTAATTTTTCTACTTCTTCTTTTCCTGCTGATTTTAAATCAGCACCATTTAATTGCCCGGATCCACCAGGCCCAGCAATAGCTCCAAACTTACTACGAGCTTCACCTAGCATCAGTTTACATGTGGCCAATGTGTAATCCTTGATCCATTGTTTAGCTAAGTAGTCTTCGATAATTGTGTAATCAGGACGGTAGTTCTGACACCTCATCATAATAACTTCGCCTTCGGTAAAAGGACGTTGTAGAATTCTTAAAACTTTACTAGTAGGAATCCATTGAAACTCGATATAGCTTCCAAATATTTTACCAACCATTTCTTGATAGCTAGCAAACATATAGTATGTAGCAATGCCGCCTAACATAGTACTGTTTAACAAATATGTATTTGTATATGCTAGATTAAAAGGCTCAAAATTAGTACCAGTTCCTCCACCAGTTCTTGATCCTAGTGTGCGTCTAAAAACGCTTTGAACATTTACTATTTCTTGAGGTAAAACGTAATCGTTTTTATCTTTTTCTAGGGTAAGAAACACATAACTTTCTTCGACGCTGTTTGGACTGCGCTGTCTAAATTTTGTCAAAGCCTTGTCTAATGCTGTTTCGTAGTGTATAGGATCTAGTTCAACATCGACCATGCCGTCGCCTAGCATGACACGACAATAGTCGTAGACTTTTTGCTTAACTTGTTGTGGATTTGTACTTTCTATTTCGTTAGTTGGCATATAGATCTCCACTAGTATTTATTCGCTAAATATTGTACTATGCCACGTATATCACTGTACCGCCCAGAAAAAGGGCATGATTATAAATTTATAGATCGCCAAATTCGTGAAATGTTCACAGTTGGTGGCACCGACGTATATTTACACAAGTATTTGGGTCCTCAAAATACGCCTGTAGATCAAGCTACGGCAGATCAGCCACATTATGATGTAA